GTAAACAAGCCATTTATAATAGTTTTATGGGATGTACATAATGTAATAACAACCGAGCACAGGAGGAATATTGCTGTGGGATTGACCACCTCCTTCAGACTGGTTACTTACACCAACAGTGATTCCTGTTTGCTTTACGTCCGTAAGACCAACAGTAGCAGTGGTTCCTGTAGTGTTCACTAAGTCATATCCAAGGTTTCCACCTGTAGAGTGTCCTGCAGCAGCTGTATGTGTAGAGTCTAGGAGAGTGCTTGTATCACCAGGATTAGCAATAAAGTGAGAGTGTCCAGGATCTACAAAGTTAGTGTTAGCTATGTGCGTGTGAGCAGGGATTTGAGCTGTTGTAAGAGTGACAGTGTTAGCACCAGCTGTAGTGTTCAGGGCATAGTTGGGGTTACCAGCAATACCTGGATCAACAGCAGGATTAAGAGCACCACCACCAGGAACTGCTTGAATAGCTCCTACAGGAATTCTTCCACGCTTGTCAGGAGTGCCATTAGCACCATTACAAAGGTAGATTTTATCAAATCCATTAGCTGGTAATCCTGCTCCAGAACCATCAAAATTAGCCAATGATCCATAGTATTCTACCACTGTGTAGGGAACCATACGGTCTTTATATTGCACAACACCAGGAGCTGGTGTACATGCTGCAACCAGTGCACAGAGTTCTGATTTCTTTACATAGTTGGTTTCAACATCCACTACAAAAGCATCAAAATCATCAATATGAGCACAGAGCTTTGTAATGACAGCTTGAAGAATGGCGTGTGTTCCAGAATCAGAAGTTACACCATCCAAACATCCCACTGTGTAAGGAGCTTCAATAACATCCACTCTACCCTTGAGAGTGTCAATTTGCTCTTGTAAATCACAAGCAGCTTTAATAAGAGCAATGAAAAGATTGGTGGCATTCAAATCTTCACAATCAGGAAGATATTGATTCACCAATTCACAAATGATAAGAGGGTCAATAGTGGGCTTAATTCCTGTGCCTTCGATAGCAGCTGTAAGAAATCCAATTAAGGATTGTTCTACATAGGAAAGAGAGTCTCCATTTTGAATACCTAACAGTGGAATATCCACTCCCGTATATTTGACGCACTGGTCTGATACTATCTCAGCACAGCCGTTAAAACAGTTTGAACAGTTCTTTGTAGACATCTATTTTGATTTTAATCTATTTAAGAATGAATTGATATAGATTGTTGTAGTGGAAGTGGTTGTAGGTGTGCTTTGTACAGGAGTTGGGTTGGGAGGAATACAGTTGATTGGATAGTAAACCACCACCATCTCCTTTATGCAGCATTTACAAATGGGATTGTATATCATTTACAGCCTCCAGATTTGCTTATTAACAACTTCACCCTACTAGCAATCATTTCCACCGTGTAGCATTTTGCATAGTCTGCATTACAAAACTTATACGTAAGGATACGCTTATAGTTAAGTAGATCCAGAATAGCTCCTGCTGGTATGGGTTTGTTTAGAGAGAAAACAACGTTATTGTACAGATTACCAGCTAGTTGTTTCAGCTTGCAATCTATCTCATCCAATAGCACTGGAATAGTGCTACAGGCTACACAATCTGTTAATCTTGGAGATAACATGTTTGAAACCTTGTTTTATTTTGTTAACCTCTGCATTACAGGCTGCACAGAGTCCATTTATAAGCTGGCATCCACAGCCAAATTTAGCTCCACATTTACGACAGTTTGCCATATTATTGGAAGTTTAATACGTAGTTATTTCCACCACATCCACAGTTATTGAGGATGAAGTTGTTCAGCATCATATTAGCTTGATTGTACAACTTATTTGCTTCAGCTACAGCACAATTGTTTGCAGCAGCGATAGCTCCTTGAATGAAGAAATAGATGGTGTTTAAGTCCACCTTTTGTTGGGTTTTAATAGCTCTATCACACTCCATCATGTCTAGCTTCATAAAAGCCTCGTCAAACTTCTCTTGCAGTTGTTCTACACGAATGATAGTTTTCTCTACGAAGTTTAAATAAGAAGGGGCTACGGTATACTTGAGTTTATATACACCATCAGGAAGAGGAAGAAGAGACTGACCAAACGTGGTGAGACCTAAAGAAAGTGAGTTGAATATGTTAAAGTCATTAACAAGAAAAGGAAGACTCACTACATCAAATCCAGGAACAGTAATCTCAATTGTGGGAGCAGAAACAGCAGGGGGATTATTAGGATAGATGGATGCATCTGCAATACCTAGTGTATAGGTGTTGTAGGTGGGCACCACCAGTATATCAAGTTTTAAATCTGCCATGTTGCTTTTAAATAAGTAAGCCAGAGGATCTGAGTTTGTATCCTCTCACCTCTGGCTTACAGGTTATATGATCTTGTTTGTTAGCCTTCTACAATGCTATTATGGGATCAAAGTGGTAGTAGAAGTGGTAGTTGGGAACACTTCAGTGGTAGTTGAGGTAGTTGTAATACACTCATTGTCAGCCACTACAGTACCCAAAGCTGCCTCAAGAATTGCTTGAAGAGCAGTCTCTTCAGCAGATCCTTTTGCAACAGCGATGATCACTCTGCTATCTTCTTTGATATAATCACCCCAAACGTATGCACTCTTGTCATACTCATTGAAGCGGATATTGAAAGTGTTGTAAGTAGTACCATCACTTACCCAGCTTTCAAAGTTCTCATTGTAACCTGCCATTCTGTACAAGTGCTTCAGATAGCCAGCTTGGTAGCTATAGAAGTTCTTTTCCAATTGGGCAATCTCTCCAGATGTACCGCTAGGATAAGAAGCACGCTGAATAACAGTAGGAGTAGCTACAATGTTACAATTATCAGCCACAATGAAGTCAGCTGTAGTTGCAGGTCCATTGTACACGAATGTACGGAACCACATACGGTCATACTCCCAAGGGAATGCAGCAACATCACAAGGCTGTCCGTATTTAGTCAGAGGCTTACCGCTGATACGGAGGATAGCATTCTGATCATTTCCAATACGCTGGAACTGATAGAAAGTGCTGAAAGAGATGTTGTCAGGATTGTTCCCAGGAGCCTTCAACTCTAATTGGAAGATGAACTGATCAATAAGAGCAGGAACATCTACAATAGAACAAGGATCTCCACCACAATCGCAGCAAGGAGCTTGTACAGTTACACTACGAGTGAAACCGTTGAAATACAATGTGTCAATGTAGCTAGAGTGAGCACGAAGTGTAAGGGTAACAACGTCACCACACTGTACATTCCATCCAGATACATCAGTCACCTGAACAGCAGCAGTAGGACAACCTACAGTTTTGTACCATTCAGTTACATTAGATTTACAGTTACCGCTTGTGCAACCAGAAATCTTGTCAGAGCGCTTAGAACCTTGCAAATAGGTATTTGTGCGTCCTTGAGCTACATAGAAGTAGGGAGAGGAAGCAATGTCCAAAGCTGTGGCAACAGTGTAATCTGCTTTAAAGATTCCCACCTTACCAGGGGTCAAGTCTTGCGTAGAACCGCTATTGGCAATACCACTACCAACAGGAACCACGAAGAGCGTAGTTAATGAAAAATCAGCCATTTTGCTTTATTTTAAATGATTAAAAAATGTTATTCGTTAGTCTGAATTCTGTATGCTGCGCTTTGTACAGCAGATTGATTCTCAGTGTACATTGCCAGATTTTGTACTGTTAGGTCTAGAAGCTCATCTTCTAAATAAGTTTCTAGTTCACAGTCCTGATCAAAAGAAGGTGCACCATCTAACATTATATATCCTGTTTTGTTAATGTATACAGGATATCTCATGTACATGATATGGATGGTTTTGGGAATGAAAGTACCATCTGTGAAAATGGATATTTCATCTGAAGACAGGAAGTTGAAGGTTTCCTGATATTCAAAAGAGGGTTTGTAATGGGTGTTGTTCAGAATAAACTGAAGGTCACCATGTTTAGCCAAATCCCTATTAATCCAGATCTTTCTATCTTTACATCTTCCTTTGTCCGCAATTACATAGCTATCAACATAGAACATGTACTTGGGATCTAACAGGTGTAAAGAAGCCTTCCATTGATTTAGTTCTGCATTCTTCAGAGTGAGGGTGAGAGGTTGGTGGTCATAAGATACCACCAAACTCTGTAAGTCCTCATATCTCTTTTTGAATGAGTCATATCCAAGACCACTTACTACGCTGATACCATCAACTTTTTGCTTAATCAACTTGATCTGAGCTTCGTTCAAAGCTAAGATCTTGTCTTCGAGGTTGATCTGCTGATGAACGTTGGTTGATAGTTTATTTAGTCTCTGGTCGATTTTATACAATAAACTATCTACGGGTATCATATAGCAGCTAGTTTCTTAGTTTTCAGCTTGCCTTCGAGAGTCAGGAGCATATCCTGATTGTCATCATCAGCAAGGGTTTTAATTAAATCATCTTCATCCTTGGCCACTTCAAACTCACCTTCGTAAATCTTACCACTAGGTTTAATTCTGTAGACAGAGTGAGTGAGAGCTTGTTTAACCAAGTCTTTGATATGGAGCAAGTTTTCTTTCATATCTGCATATCTGTTGAACACCTCTACAGGAGAGAGTCCCTGATATTTACCAGTTTTGAATTCTGTCTGTTTCAGCAGGTTATCAACCTGGTTGTACACAGCTTCTTCAGTTGTGTTATCTGTAACAGGCAGTCCCAACAAACGTGCTACCTTTTTCTTCTTCTCAGGAGTCATACTGTCAAACTTGACAATAGCCTTGTTGATGAGTTGTTTCTTCTTGAACAGTACAGCATTTTCCACTTCATCATCAGCTACATAGAACTGAGTGTCAGCAGGAAACTCACCACGCTCCCAAGCTTGGTAGCTAGAAGCAATTGTGGGGTGTACACGTAACCAAGAGAATGCAACCTCTTGAAGAGGAATACTAAGGTCGAAGAAATTATCTCCATCCATCAACTTAACAGGCTGTACGTGCAGCATATCTTGTGAAGAAGTGGAGAGTCCATAGTTCCAGAAACTGGAGCGAGGACCTAAATCAATGTCTCCTAGAGCAGCTTCAAGTCTTGCTTTGAGAGCTGTAACACGTTCAACTTCCATTTCTCTTTCAAGAGGATCTTGAATACGACGAATGTAAGCAGCATTAGGATCAAGTCCTGTTCTGTACTGTCCATCTAATTCTTTGTAAGGATACTTAAACACCCCTGTTCCAGGGATACGTGTGAATCCTCTCAAAGCAAGTCCACCTTGCATTGTTTGCAGTTGTCCGTTGTTGTACTCTTTCTTAATTGTTGAGATTTTTCCAATCTTGCCCATATGTAGTTTATTTTGTTTGGTTTTCTGCAGAGATGTGAGGACCGAACCTCATAGCGACTGGGAAACTCCCCAATCCCCATCTCTGTAATTTGAGAAGAGCTCCCCCACTCTGAAGTGGGGGGCAATCTCTCCTCGGTATAGGGTCTAGGAATACTTTTCCTAGAGGGGTTCTTAGAATTGTGGGATTTCCTCAATAAGAACTGTACGAGACAAGTCCTCAATGAATACATCACAACGATCCTTCATCCAGATTTCGTATCCTGGGAATTTGTTGGCAGAGCTCATACCCTGAGACTTAGCAAAGCCTAGGTGATGGCGAGTACCATCAATATATCCCCAAGTCATAGAAGGAGCACCCTTCATACGAACCTCACGGATGTTATTAACCAAAGAACCATCAGACATTGGAGATACATCAAACACCATGAATACAGGGGTAGACTTCTTGTTCTGTCCAAATTCCAGGTTAGATTGAGGCAGATCCAGTTCTTTCAAGTGAATCAGTTCAACACGACCAGTCTCACGAGTAACCATTGCATCGAATGCAAAGTTGTAAGTGATGTGTTGTCCTTCTCCTTGCATGTAACGGTTTCCGCTATCAGCCATGAAGGTCAAACCACTGTTCAAAGCGTCTGTCTTCAAAGCTTGCTGGAACACGTCAAAACCAGCCTCATTAGTGTACATTTTAACACGACGGTCCTTAACATCAACACGACGATAGAACAAGTCACCAAACACAGAACGAATCAGGTTTGCAGTGAACTCACCACGGTTGTACTGAACAAGGTTACCGTTGTTACGCATACGATGATAAACACCAGCAGATGTACGCTTAAGTTCTTGCTTGCTACCGTTAGTCTTAACAGTACCAGGACGAGACCAAATCATACGCTTAACTTTCAACTCAAGCATAGACTTACGCATCCAGAACTCAATAAATGGCTCCCATTTAACATCATTACGAGTTAAAGGAAGTTGGTTACGACGCTGAGGTGCATACACTAAGATATCCAAAGGACGTCCAGCGCTATCACGCATCATTTTGTCATCAGCCCACTCAGTGATTTTGTGCTCGAAACCATATGCAGAACCCAAAGATTCAAACATAGTGATTTGCTCACCCAAACGAGGAAGACCTAATAAATCCTGATCGAATTCACCGATTGCAGCATCTACCAGCTCAAGCTCAATACCATACTGAAGGAATGTAGAGCTAACGAAATCCACTTGAGGATTGTCGCTCACAAGTGTAAATGTGTACAAGAAACCAGCGTTCCAAGGAACGGGGTCCTTAATCACATAGAAACGAGGACCATACTGGCGAGAACCTACAGAAACGATTGCGTTCTTAGAGAACTCGTTTGTGTCAAGTACCAGTTGGAACTCTTGACCATCAATACCAGGCTTGCTCAGCTCAGCTGTGCTAGTTGGGATGTCGATGATCTTGGGGAATTTGTAGGGAACAGCCACCTGCCATTTCCAAGCATCGCTATTATTATCAATGTAATAAGGCGTGCTCTTGTTGATCATGTCCAGGAAGTCATTGCTATACAGAGAGCTCTGTGTATAGAGGCTGATGATTTTCTTGTCGTAATCAGCAGGCTCAGTTGAGTGGAAGCTCTCCAGGTGGTTAGCATCTGTTAATTTACCAACTGCACGCTTGTCCATAGAAGCCACACGAGCGTAGGTAAAGCCAGTTAACCCTGGGATTGTTTGAATTGCCATTTTGTTATCCTTTTATTTTTGTGAAAGTTTATAAGAACCATGAATTAGATTTAGGCTGTTGAGCACCTGTGCTCTTCACCTTTGTTACTTGTCTGGCTACCTCCCCAAACAGTTCGTTAGATTTCTTTGTAACGCCTGTCTTTTGAATGGTGGAAAGCGTGGGGTCTTTCTCTAGGATTTTGAGGAGGAGAGCAACCTTCACCTTAGTTGCATGGTTCTCAGGTCTCTTCAATTCCAGGATAGTACGGTCAAAATCTGTGAGGGTTTCACCAGATGCTGTCTTATACTTATCCACCAGTAGGAAGTCTTGTAGTTCACCAGCTAGTTTGGGATTGATGGGAATACCATCGAACTCCTTAGATTTCAGCTTCTCCTGTAGGATTTGCTGAACGTTGTTAACATATTGATTTTTAATGGCTTGTTTTTGTTGAAGCTCCTGTTCAGCTTTTTGCTCCATTTGAGCTAGCTTTTGGGCTTCTTTCTTTACCAACACCTTGTGGTGCTTGGTAGCCACTGTTTCTAGGTCACCGTAGTTTTTGAGTCTTTCAACTTCTGTATTGATGTCATCAGGCTCAAATCCTTGGTCAGCCAGAGCTTGCTTAATAACTGCCACCTGATTGTTCTCTTGTGACAGGTCCATTTCTGCAAAGCTCACTACATTGTTATATGTACCAAAGTAGTCTTTTGGACTAACACCTTTTACGAATATAGCTTCGAAAGCCTGTTGATAATCTTCTCCAAACTGTCCGATGAAGCTATTTACCATCTCAATAGCCCCCTTCTTCTTTTCATTCTGGAATCTTTCCAGGAATTCTTCAGGGGTAGAAATAGCTACATCTTCTTCATCTTCATCCTTAGAGAAAACCCCTAGCTTAAATAAGTCTTTTGCCAGGGCACCAAACTGTGTTGTACCATCTTCTCCTTCTTCTGTGTTCTCATCAGCAGGAGGTTGCTCATCTTTCAGTTCACCAGCTTTAGCTTTTGGAGCAGCTTTTTTTGGTGTAACTTCTTGATCATCAGTGGTTTCTTCCTCTTCGTCAGTTGCATCCAAGAGGAAATTCTTCAGGGTATCCTGAGCATCAGCATCATCTTTAGGAGCAGCAATTTCCTTACCCTTAGGGGCAGGAGCTTCTGGTGCTTTTGGAGGTTCAGCATCTTTAACAATCGTCTCAAGACTGTCAGGATTACCACTAGCAGTTTCTGGGGCTACCAGATCATTCAACAGCTCAGCATTACCAAGTCCCATTTCCATGGTGTCTTGAATACTAAAGTTGAATGACGGAGTATCAAGGTTCTCAGCCATATGTAGTTGTTTTTTATTGGTTTATGAAACGTAAAAGTATATAATACCTATTGAATAGCAAAGAGTTATGTGTCTATATCAAGGGTTTTTGCGGATAATATAGCATTAATATAATTTACTCTAATCAAGTTTGTTTATCACTGTATCGTTTATCAGCCTAAAACTCCTGATTGGGGCTAGGTCTGTAAGGGTAACCTGCTGTATTTCCACTCCCCATTTCTTAGCTTCCACCCTAGCTTTCTTAGCCAGAGTGTTGTCTATCTCTGGGTCAACGCACTCATCCAGGGTTTTGTCCATGATGATGTTCTTGATGATAGACTGGGTCATATCTGATATAGCATCCTGAGCATCATACACTTCCAGCACAAATGTCTGGATGTCAGATATTCTGTACTTAATCACCCCCTTCACCACAATATTCTGCTTGTCCTTAGTGTAAAGTGATTGTGGTGGTAAACTTAGAGTGGTAATCACCACATGCTGCTCCATAGGCTCATCCACAAAAGGAATGCGCCAGTGGAACCCAGGTTTAGCCACTCTATGGAATTTTCCAAAACGTAGAACAACTGCCTCCTCATAATCTCTTACGATGAAAAAAGGAAGTAGTTGTTCTATCCAGTTGGATATTAGGTCTATGAGCCTATCAAACATTATTCTTTAGGCTTTTTGGTTTTAGCTCTGCCTTTAGCATTTTCCTTTGCTATAGCCAGATCGTTCTTTTGGTTTTCTCTAGCCACTTGTAATTTTTCTCTTTCCACAGCTAGCTTCTCAGCAGCTAGTCTGTTTTTACTGTTGATGTCAGCCATCTTTGCTTCATAGTCACGAGCAGCTCTTGTTTGTTCGTTGGCTAACTTACTGATTTCCAATACATCAGGTACACCACTTGTATCTACATCAGCAAGTCCCATGCCCATGCTCTTAGCTTCAGCATTGATGAGTGCAATCTCTTTCTTATTGATACGGTCAAGTTCATTTTGGTAGTTCTCATTAGCAATCTCTTGTTCTTTCTGGATCATTGCTTGTTCAATCTGAGCCTGTGCAATTTGAGCCTGTTGATCTGCTTGTTGCTGTTGAATTTGCAACTGTTGTTGTTGCATAGCGTCTTGCTTATCACGAAGTTCTTTAAACACCTTCTTCATTTGTCTCATGGACTTGGTGCTGTAAAGCTCAATCACGTCATACAGAGATCCACCATTCTGCATCAAAGGCTGAGCCAATTGACGAAGCTCATTGAACATTTGTGTATCCTCAGGACGATTTGTCAAGAACACCTTCAAATCACGGAATCTTAAGTCTGTTCCATTTACAGAAACAAAAGCTGATTCACCCTCGTTTGTAATATAGCTTAGGGTGGATTGGGGCTTTTTAGATTCTACATACAGAGCAGCATCTATAATTGCTTGATACAGTTGACCTAATACATATTCGTGAGCTACAAACAGAGGTTCTGTTTGAGCATAAGACTGTTGAATAGCAGCATTTGTACCTGTAGCAGATTCACTAGCTGTTACAGAACCAAGTCTTTGTCTACTCATACCTACCAGTTCCCAACACTCGTTCTTCAGCTGCATAGCTAATGTATAACGAGATTGAATCTCCTGTGTACGTGTGAGGTCAATATCTCTGAACTGATTGAATGAACTTGGGGACTTCAGGTTCTCAGGGCTATCATCAATAAAGACAACACCTCTGTTTCTTGCTTCCATTTCCCAGATGTCAAGAGCATCTTGAGCATCACCATCCTTTGGAACAGGAATATGTCTAATAGATGTCAAATACACCTTACCCACTTCCTTCTCAAGCAATTTGTAAAGCTGGTTCATGCAGACATTATATAACACCTGGAAAGGCTTCATAAGGTCAACAAGAGATTTAGCTTCTGTATTCTTCACCTCAAATGTGGTGCCTATGATAGGGCAATAGTTGAGGAGTTTGTAAGGCTTAACATGATAGATGTCTGGACCAATTTTGATTCCCTGATACCACTGATTCACCCAACCCCACTCAAGAGATTGTTGTGTAGGAATAGTACCAGATTTGTAGTTCTCATCCACTAACACTGATTGCTCATTACCAAGCTCATCTAGATAGACAAGTTTACCTATCTTCTTCTTACTCAACCAGTAAGATCTCACCACAACATACTTATAACCAAATGAGCTCACGTTAGATGTAAGTCCCAAGAAGTCTTTAAGACCATCGTTGTTCTCCTTCATCTCTGATTCAATAATCATACGTGTTTGGAGAACTAGTGGGTCATATGTATCGTACATGATAGAGTCTGTACCAGGAATTGCATTAGGATTACCTAGGTTGGACTCACGTACGTTAATCAATCCATAGTCTTGAAGAGAAGAACGTAAGTGATCTATCTCTTCTTTAGTGAGGTCAGGAATGCTTTCAATGATCTCTGAAAGTTCCATAACTTGTACTGTACCAGCAGCATAAGCACCCTGAGCCCTTCCTGTAGGGTCACTAATCCATTTCCTATCAGGCGTTGTAAGGAACCAGGTATTTTTAGGATTTGCCACTTCAACATTGAAACCAAGCTTTGAATTATCTTCATAAATGTGGTAGAATTGACGTGCTGAAATAAGAAGATCACGGAAAGCATCTTCTGATTTCTCCTTTAAATTAAACTCAGCTTTCTGACAAGTGAGGATATGGTTAGCCCATTTCTCAGCCACGGATGTATAACTATCTAGCTGATCTTTCACATCCTCCATAGTGAGCTCATCAAGCTGCTCATCATCAATCTCTTGTCCAGTGAGAGCAGCTTGTTCTAATATCTTTTGTCTAGCTTTCTGAATAACATATTGCTGGAGAATACCAGTTTTAAACTCTAGTTCTTCAGCTTGACTGTCATCATCAAATGCTTTTACACGGAAAGTGTCTGGACGTTTAGAGATTTCACCTACCAGTTCATTCACTGGAGTGGTGATAATGGAATACATTTTTACATATGCTGGGAGCTGAAGGTCAGCTGTGAGCACATCTGTAAAACTTCTCACTTGTGGTTCTTGGTAGAAGTCTTCCATTCTCAGGATGCCCTTCATCAAATCATAGTTTTTGACAAATGTATCCCTGTTCTTTACATACTCAGCATACGCCTTGTTTGCAAAGTAGTCCATGGTGTTCTTTATCCAACTCTCGTCCTGCTTTTCTTTGTCAGTTTTAAACTGATCAGGAAAGATGTTTAGGTAGGCATACCTAATAGTGGCATCTTTCGTATATCTAATAATAGCCATTATATAAATAATTTACTTTTCTTTCTTTGGAATAATCCTCTGGACTCTGTGAAAAGTTGGTTTTTTCTGTTAGGTTTGAACATTGCTTGCAGTCTTTCATCACCTGATCCACCCACCTTTCCAAGTATGGGGTCCATCTTAAGCGCTTGAGCAATAGCAAGTTCTGCTGCTACAATACGGTCAAAGTTACCCTGATCGTTGTATTGAATTATCTCTTCTAACAACATAGGGTCAAATATCTTTGACACTCCTTTGATCTCTTTAATAACATTCCCATCTCCATCTGTCTCTCTATGCACCACTTCTTCCATATACTTCTTCATACAGTTGTGTAGATAATCCCTGATTTTATCAGAGCTTCTATGCACACCATATTCACGTCTTACAGTGGTGCCAGGTACAATCTCCTTCAACCAGTCAGGCTGCTTCTCTAGATAGTGAGCATCTCCTTTTGCTTTCATGTATTCTATAAAGGAGATGTCATCATTTTCACAAAGCGTTCTAGCATTGTAATATTTGATGAGCATTCTAGCCTGTTCTTCCCATGTTTCCTTCTTTTCAGGACGTGCACAATAGGAAGCTACAAACATGTCTTGATATTTCTCCCCAGTGATGTCATGCATACGTTTGTAAATATATACAGATCCTAGGGAGGTAGAATAGGCAGCTTGTCCTTGTCTGTAAGGGTCCACACCAGCTACATAGAGTCCATATGGAGGATTCTCCATAGGAAACTCATATATCACTACAGGAGCATCCTTTAAATCACTGTTCTTCAAAGGGAAGTTAGTGATGGGTTGTTTATCTGTAAACTCATGACTAATCTTCTCTCCATCATGGAACAATATAACAGGGGTGCCTGTACGTTCTTGCTGTTGAAGCCTAAACTTCTGGCGTTTAGCTGCTTCTATATCAAATATGTTCGTGTCTTCATTTAGGAAGATGTCATCCACTTCAATAGGATAGTACATCTTCTCTTTTAAATAGGCCACTCTATCACCAGCCTTTTTCAGGCGCTCTAGATTACCTTCAGTGATTTCTTTTGCTTTCTCCTCATTGCTCACCAGCATTTCGACATTATGTAAATCACTATTTGCTGGTTCGTTGAGGTAGGCACCAAGCGTTGATTTTTCCTTGGCTTCCATTCTATATTTATACGAAATGAAAAGCCCGTGGACCCTTTTCTCATCTTTCTCATTTTGATAGGTGAGGAAGTTAAAATTGTCTACGTCAAACATCAATGTCTTAGCATCCATGAAGCGCTTCATATCACCACCAGTACCTGTAAGAATGGGAGAACAACCCCATCCGTAAGGAGTGGTGAAACCTGGTACAGCAGCTTGGAAACCTCTGAGGAAATTGCCTTTACCAATCTCATCTATAATTAGTTTACGTGGTTTAGTACCTGCAATAGCCTCTTCGTTATTACCTTCATCCAGGTTACGGATGAGGATTTGGGAGAAGGGTATACGCTCTCCTCCCTTGGTTTTAATTCCAAGTGTCACTTGGTTCTTCCAATTATCCTCTACCCTCTGCCATCTCCAGGCTTCAGGTAGAAAGTTGAGGCCTTTGTCCAGCTTGTCTGTGATCAGCTTGATATCTGGAGCATTCAACCCAGCGATCACATTCTGGGAGTTTTCATCAAATGTTGCGCCCCATCCGATATAACTGGCCTCAAGGACAGACTTAGCAAAACGTCTGATGCCCAGTATCACTAGGCCTCTTTTTTCTTGCTGAGCTCTGTCTATTTCGTTTGTTACCACCCACTCGTTATCACGTAACAAGGGGTTGGCATATTTTTGATAGATTCTGCCTTTCTCATCTATAACATCCACTTCTGTATGCCAGATGTTTAGGTGCCAATAAAGGAATGGGTTAATGTAAACACCATTCATCATTGCGCCATTGAGGCAAATGTCTCTATGGAAGTCAAAGAAGGGTTTGTATTCTGCTGATTCACGGTCAGGAATACGCCCCTGGTTAATAAACCAGTCTTTGTAGTCTATGCTTCTTAGTCCATCCATTATTATCTTCTGCTTCTGAGGAAGTCTTCAGCCATGGTGCTTAATTCACCATTACCTCTCACCTCCACCTTTGCTTCTTCCTTTTCACGCAGCTTTTCCACCACCTCAAGCAAAGCTAGGTAGTTCTTCATAGTTTCCTGAATAAACTTACCCTGTGCCTCAATGCTTGCAATCACCATAGGAATCATTCCTCCCTTGGATGTTGGTTTCCACTCCACACGATCTTTTAGTTCATGCAGGGGATTAGCATCTACATATGCTTTCCAGCTCTGAAGCTGTTGTTCAGCCCAGTCTAGTTCAGCATTTATATATGTAGTTTTTTTAATAGTCTTCGCCATCTTGATCTTTTAAAATGTCATCCAGATTCATGCCATCTTTAATAATCTGGTCTAGCTCTTTTTCATCTGTATGGGGCACGTCCATATCTAACTGAGCTTTGTATTTCTCCAGGGCAAAGACAAGTTCTTTGTCTGTTATGCCCCAAACATCTCCATATCCATCCAACGCTGTAGCTAAATGCTTACCCATATTGTATTCTGGATAGGCAGCATGTAGTTGTTGGAGAAGATGAACGGCTTGGTTGTAATAATTGGGCTTTCTCATAAGCAGCCAGTTTTATACACCTATTAGTCCTGCTTGTGCTGCAGATAGCTTTGCAAGGCCTGGTGTAATTACATCTTTAACAAGCTTGGCAATCTGTTCATTAGCCAAGGTTTTTACTTCTTCTGAAATTCCTGGTGTGGCAACTAGGGCTCCTAGCTTTTCAATCACAATCCAGGCTTCTACTACTGGGTTCATATTAGTTGGTTTAAGTCTTCGTCTGATAAATCTCTGGACGGGGGAATATCTTCATCATCCTCCTCATCCTCCATGTGGGAGAAATACTCTTCTTTAATGGCTATTCCTATAGAGTCTTGTTCCTTTCCAGGAATGCCTATTATATCCACGTAATCCACCCCACGGTTGTATATATCTGTCAAAGCCTCTAAGAAAATAGCCAAAGGTATCTTCTTGAGTCTTAGTTCTTCTTTTGGGCTTTCCATTTGTCTTCAAGCTCGTCTTCCTGTTCGCTTGTTAGCACCTCCTTCCACTTACCAATTGGACAGCTACAGGAAAGACATTTTGTTTTTGCTGCCAAGGTGCATCCACAATGTGTGCAATGATCATCAAATCTATTGGTTTTGTGGTATTTAGAGTGGTACTTACAGCCGAGGCAAATATTAATTCTTTCCTCTCCCACTTCCTTAATCTTCTCTTCCAGATGTTTGGGCGGAATCAAGTTGTTCCTCCATCCCTCGTAAATCTGGGCGAAATTGATCTTCATGTAATTTTGGTTTTAGGAGCTCTATATTAGCCCTCGTTGTAGCGAGCTTCATCAACGTGGTCCTTTGTTTGGCTTCTGTTAAATCAGGCTTTGTAAGGATGTTCAACAGGGCCTTTTCAATGTCTAAGTATTTCTGCATTTTCCTCTCTGCCTTCCCCTGGTTAAAAATCAGCTTTCCAAACCCACTGATTTCCACTGTCTTGTTATTTAGCAGGGCTTCATTAGCTGATTGGAACTGGTGGTTAATCACCGCCTCCAGGGTTTTCTCACTCAGAAGCATCTTGGGAGCCAGCCTTCTAATCAGCCAGTCCTTCATGGACATACTCACTGGCTTATTATCCATGTGTCAGTTTTATTTCCAGCGTGAGGTCTTTGCTGAAGTTGAGCAGGATGATGGGGTTCACCTTCACCTTTGTCCCATCCTTCACCAATATACCAGACTTCTTAAGTTTAGAGATGATGTTATTTATCGTAGGACCTGTTGTCTTATATTTCTCACAAAACTCCTGCCTTATATTGGCATAGCTCATATTTCCCTTTACAGCTGTAAATGCCACAAGCTCTATCTCTCTTTTAGTTAGATGTAAGCTATTCACAGCAGATAGGATGGAATAATACTTCTCAGCTAAAGAAAAGCTATCATTCTCAGCTTTCTTCATCCTCTGTAATATTACACCTTTAGTTTCCATACAGCTACAAAGATAAACGAAATTTACAACATGTTCAAATACAATTATTTATAAGAATGCTATATTATGCCCCATTTATCTCCACCATTCCATCACCAGCACCTCTTAAATCCCTAACCCACCCACCGCCCCAAAGTTATAAAAGGGAATATGACATTTCCAAATTTATTTTTTACGTCAACCTATAGACTAACTTTCCCCTATTATATGTCAACCTATAGATTGACTCCCCCTATCCAAGTTCCACATGAAACACACCCCCTGGTGATTCCCTAACTAGTTGAAAATCAATTGTGTGCATAGGAGGGGAGGTTACTCCATATCAAACCCCCCGTACGAAAAAGGCTGATGGAGGTAGCCCCCCGTCAGTCAAAAATCCATTTTTTAATCCAAAAACAAAAAAAGATGAACAGTTACAGAATCATCAGCGGTACATTCACCGCAGCAGGAAACTTCAGTGGTTACACAGCATTGGGTAAGAGAATCCACTTATTCAAGCGTCAGATGCAGTCATTAGGCTGGTCAGCTGATAGCGAAGTAAAATTTCCATTCTATGCTATCGCTGAAGAAAAGACAATTGGCAAGCTTGATGCTAATCGTCAACCAGTGCTTGATGAGCAGGGAAATCCAGTTACAGACACTCGCTTAACAGCAACAGCAGTGTTCGACAGCAAAGATGCTATCACAGAAGCTTGCGTTGAGGAATCAACTCTTGGTGCCGAGATTAAAGACAGCATTGCTAAAGCAGCAAGCTCCAAAGGTCTCACACAAGAGGTTGTTAATCAACTCGTTGCAGCATTCTAATGCACAATACAATAGAGAGCATCGTAATGGTGCTCTCTATTATTATTATGTATAGGGGTGGGAGAACAATGTGTTCTTTTTGGGTGGGGATATTGAGACATTAAGTGGAATTCACTGTCATAACTCATTGATTTTCAAGCGAATGAGAGTGGTGGTGTCACTAATAACCACTTTTACCCACTTTTTGACACATACGTTAAACTAGAAGTCATTAGGGGATAAATATAGCATTAATTCACCAATTTAAACGATTGTTATGAAACTAGAACTTATTCGTAATGCTGACAATAAGATTGTTGGCTATAAGCTTATTAAAGAAGCTACAGATGATACATTTGCCATTGAGTATGTTAGAGATATGATATTCTTTGGAATGGATGAGTATGAGCTCAGATATGATGGTAGGGTTACGGATGATGATGATAATACCATTGAGCTTAAATGGGCTACAAGGGAACATAAAAGAAGGAAGAAAGAAGAGGAGGATGCACGCTATGAGATGAGAAAGCCTTTGTATAGTTATATCAGACAATATGAGCCTGATAATAGGTCCATTTATGGTATGCCACATCAGGAGCTGGTAGAATTGGCTGAAAAGTATGGTTATAAGAGCCTGTAACAGGGCTCTTTTGTTTTAATGCACCATTTCAGCTTCCCAAGGGCTGACAGTTGTAACAGATGGATCAATTATGACGTGTTACAACTGAGTGCAGAGGGATATGTATACAGGTGTTCATCTGTTCTACTTCATAGAATAGAGGCTTCTGGATGAGGCTTAAATCCATATTTTTTATTACACACATTAAAACTATTTAACATGGAAGTAATTCTTATCATGACCATATGGACATTATGTTTCACTATGGCAGCAAACAAAATTGAGAACCTAGGCATTGACAAATGGTGGAAGGGAGGATTGTTCTTCCTTTTGGCACCAGTAATTAACATTGTTGTGTTCCTTGGATGGGGCATTACAGGTTATATGAGCAAAGACTGGGAAAATCTAATGTAAAACATTTAAAATCAATGTATTATGTATCATTCTGAACATGATGAGGTGACTATCACCTCCTATCCAGCTCCTATAAAGGAGACTAATGACAAGAAATTATGGATCATCAATGGCTATCGTGTATGGGCTGAGAATTATGAACAAGCCCTAGAACTAGCAGCCATGATAGACAGATTCTAAAAGTTTCATGACAAGCAATCGTACGGGCCTGTATTTCTATACTGGGCCCTTTTTTTATTCATCTTCACTTATTCAACCAATCAACATGAGAAAACTATCAAAACTTGCACTTTGTGCAACTATTGCTATATTTATGTGCCAGTCCTGTGCCACAAATGGGTATGGATGTAAGGGTAGGGCTAAAGAGCCTACAGGTACAATAGGAAAGAAATGGAAGGCCTTATAGGGTGTGTGGTTAGGACAAGGACAGCTCTGAAATATGGGCTGTTCCTTTCTTTATGCGTCATAAAAAGACCAAAAACACACCATAATATGCCTTTTGTGACACATTTATATGCAACACCATCCATTTTGCGTCATTTTCACACTATAATATGCATTTGCATGCACTTTTTGGTAAAATTCATGCAGCTTATCGCTCAAAATGTAGCAACTTATCGCTCAAATGGATGATAATGTATTTTATCACACTTTTACGTACGTAAAAATGTAATTTTTCACACTTTTTCAAACGAACAACATGAAACAACTAACCTTACAAGAAATCAAAGACCTTGCAGAAAGAATGTGGGAAGGATGTAATGGATGTGATGAAACAGACAAACAGATGTGGATCAATGGATTTATAACAGGTTATTTAACCTCTAAAACAGAATAACTATGGCACAACAAACAGCAGTAGAATGGTTAAAACAGCAGTATATTCAGCGAGGTGATACATTACCATCAGGTG